CCTGTCATGTCCTTATCCCATAACCCCGTACCTTTGTCATTGAGGTCGATTGTCAGAACATTTCTGTCAAAAAGTGTGATAGCCTCTTTCAAGTCACCGCAGAAAACAGGGTGCTTGTACCCGTCGATTGTGTGACCATCGCTGTTCATAATCGGTGTAGACTTGAGCGTTTTCTTTGACAGTTTCACGATTCTGTATTCTCCAAAAAGCATCTTTCCCTTTGTCTGCTGTGTCGGGTCTTTCTGCAAAATATAATTGCCATCCTTGTCCTTTAACTTGTCGAGATAGTTGAAACCGCTCTGATTTGTGAGGACGATTGAGGATTCTGCAATCGCAGGGTCTAACTGTTCATTAAAAATGTCCTTGAGGCTGTCGAGGTTCTCCACTGTGACCTCTTTCCCCTTTGTCATTTCATTGAGCACCTTGAGAATCATTGCGTTACGGGTTGCCTTTGTCTTTTTCGCAATCCATTTATTGATGTATGCCATGATGTTGGTTGCCGTGTCCTCAAGCAGTTCAGCGGTCATCTTGAGGATTCCACCCTTTTTCTTGACCTTGTACTCAATCGGTAAAAATTCCGGCTCGTCCATCTCCGGAAAATCCGCAGCCTCGTCCACGTTGTCGAACGGTGTTGATTCTGCATCGACCTCAATGTTTCGTGTTCCGGTCTTTGTCACAACTCCCTCAACATTGACATACTGCTCAAGGTTGTCGGACGAACGACGCAGTTCGATGATGTCTGTTCGGATGTCCTCCGGAATAGTCACACCGATTCCGACCTCTCCCTCACTTCCTGCGGTTGTGTCGGATGTGAGTGCGTTTTTATACACTTCGACATCTGTTGCGTCTGCCTCGGTGTGTAAAAATCCCGCTTTTACGATGTTGACGAACGCTTTTACAAGATTCTTTTTATCAACCTTTTTCTCTCCTCCGATCTGCTTTGCTGCTCCTTTGTTGACCTTGTCCTCGATGTCGCTCTGCTCCTCCTCGTCCAAATCAAACAAGAGGTCAAACTTTTCCTGTAACTCTTTGAGTTCATCTTTTGCCTCCCTTGCCTTGTCGAGTTTTCCATCTTTCACAAGGCTCTTGACCTCATTCTTTTTGTCGTTGATTGCTTTCAACAGTTTCTGCATTTCCTTGTTCATGAATCATGTCCTCTCTTTCTTAAATTCCATACATGTCGAGGTCTGCAAGAATATCCTGCTTTTCTGCCTCGATTCTCTGTTTCTCTGCCTCTGCTGCTGCATTGTTCCTGTTCTCCAGTTCTGCAAGCACCGCATTGACGATGTCCTTTGTGTCCGTTCCTTTGATGTTCTCCGGAACGTGACTGTATTTTTCAAAATAGTCGGATGCACATGCTGCGACTGCTGCCTTGTCATCAATCTCAACGTCGAAATACTCTGCCAGTTCCGCACCGCTGAACCACTTTTCTTTCGCCATGAAAGACTTGATTTTGTCTCTTGTCACACCCTCTTTCATGTGTTCCTCGTAGACATCAAGAATCGAATCCTCACATAAATCAAGTTGTTTGATGACCTCTTTGAAATCATCTGCGTTTCCCCATGCCATACATAAAGGCTTGTGAATCATTGCTTGTGCTCCTGTTGCAAAATGCAATTCATCACATGCGAACATGATGACTGATGCGATAGATGCTGCCATTCCGTCAACATATCCGACCTTATGTCCGGAGTATCGTTTCAACTGGTTATAGATTGCCAGTCCTGCGAATACATCCCCGCCACCGGAATTGAAATAGATGTCAATGTCCTCGTAGCCATCTAACTGATTGAGAAAATCTGCGATGTCCTGCGGACATCTGTCCTCCTCGTACCACATGGATTCCCATGTCGCTGATACAATGTCACCGTAGAAATACAAGGAACATCTGCTCTGTTCCTCGTCCTGCTCTAAATCTAAATAGCCGACATTTTCAACTTTTCCGCTGCGTTTATTTTTCTTTGTGAAATCAAAACGTCTTTTCTTTGCCATAATTATTCACCTCCCTCCTGTTCATCCTCGTCCTCTGCCTCGTCGGTTTCGTCCGGTTGGTCTGTGTCCGGCTGCTCTGTGTCCGGCTCTGTTTCTTCCGGTTGCTCCGGTTTCTCGGTTTCATCCGGTTCGGATGCACCTTTCAAATATGCTGCTCCCGCCATTGTTAGCGGAACGATACTGCCATTTGCAAGTAGTGTGTCGCCACCCTCTCCATCGGGTAGGTCGAGTTTACGTCGTGCCTCATTCGGTTTCATAATTGAGCCACTGACACCATTTTTCAGATATTCCATTTGTGTCTTTGAATCCGTTCGGAAAAGGACTTTTTCGTTATATTTGTAATAAAAACCGTCATCCTGTTCCTCGTCTGTCAGCATTTTGTAGTTGATTTCCTCCTCGTACTGCTTTATAACAAACAACTCGGTGTCAACATAAAATGACAACTGCTGCAATTCGCTGTTCGCATAGGATGACTTTGAATAGTCGTTGATTTGATTCGGTTTCACACCGAACGCTGCTGCGATCTGCAATGCAGTGTATTTTTTCAATTCAAAGAACTGTGAATCTGACAATTTGATGTCGAGTGGTGTCAGTTTCATCCCTAACGGTACGGGAATGATTTTCCCTGTGTTCCTCGCTCCGCTGCCAAAATCCTCGAACGACTTCACAAGTGCCTCTTTCGCTTTATCATTCAACTCTCCCGTATATTCAAGCGTCGCTTTTGCTGTCAGTCCGCTCTCATATAGGCTGTTCATATATCTCTGTGACGCTGATGCTCCGGAAATCGTGTCACGGAGAATCTGCTGAACTGGTAAACCTGTTACACCGTCAAAACTGAATGATGTTTTGAAGTGCATGACCTCGCTTGTGTCGAAAACGTATTGACTGCCGGAGGTCGGGTCTGTGTAGACATACCACAATCGTCCTTTTCCTGCGAATATGCCTGCATCATCCACAACAATCTGAACACAATTCGACTGCATCACCCACAAGTCAAGAATTTTGACCTCTCCTCCGTATTTCTTCCGGATGAATTTCTTTCTCATGTACACATAAGCGTTTCCGTAATGATTCCGGTTGATTTCAACCGTGTTCCAAAATACGGTTGGTGTCATGAACGGGTTCGGTCTTTTGGTCAGTAGTTTCGAGGTGTCTGTCTGCTCTGCCTCGATAATTCCCTTGTCCGTTCTCTGATAGTATTTGATAGGCATTTTTGCAAGCGTTTCCGACAGCATCTTGAGACATGTGAAATATGTCACCTCTGATGTTGTCTTTCTTTTCCTGCTCAATCCCATACTTTCAAGGAACGACGGTGAGTTGAGCGTCATCACCCCTCCGGTCAATTCCGTTGAATCACTGACCTCCGGTGCAGTTTCGCCTTTCCACCAGTTCATCAACCTGTCTGCTATTTTTCTTAATGGGTTCATTCTTTCTCACCGCCTTTCCCCATGTATTTCTCATACATTTCAAGCCACTCATTCACGACCTCATTTGTGTCCGGCTTATACTCCTCTTTCATTGCTGCTTTCCATGCGTCGATGATTGCGTCAATCGGGTCGATTCTGTCCTCGTCGAGTGCCTTGTCGATTTTGATTTCACCGTAACTGTTCGAGATAGTCTTTGCATTTGCAATCGACCACGTCAGCAGTTCATCGAACGGAACAACCTTGCCTTTTCCGACTTCTGTTCCCTCAATCACGACGTTTCCTGCTTTTATCTCCAGTCTGAAATCAACTGTTGCGTCATTGAGTTCCTTTGCTGTCTGTGTAATTGCCACAGAATCGAATCCCAGTGCCTCAAGGTCTGACAGGAACGCAGATGCGTTGTGCGGGTCATAACACACAAGTTGAGGTTTCAAATCATTCTGTTTGATTAAATCCTCAAGGTACTTGATGATGTACTTGTAATCTGTCTTTATTCCTCCCAGTGTCTCCGTGACTGTCACGAGACCTTTTGAAATCCATACATCATACGGAACTTTGTCCGTCTTGATATGCTCGTCCACTCTGCTCGCAGGTATGAATGAGTGAGTATGCACAAAATACTTTTTCACACCGTCAACCATGTACGGGATGACGATTGCGATGGATGTCAAGTCGCCTCCGGACGACAGGTCAACTCCGACATAGCATTTTGAGCCTCTGAAATCCTTGAGCGTTCGCAATGCTGCACATCGTTTCCAGTCTTTAATGTCCTTGATGTACAGTGCGTTTGACCACTGCATCCACATGTTTAACTGCTTAACGAGGAAATCTCGCAAATCCTCCCCGCCCATATCACGGGCAGTATTCGCAACCGGAACGAGATTCTCCAGTGCATCCTCGTCATATTCGAGAATCGGGTTTGCTTTTATCCAGTTCTCCTTTTTGTATAGGTCATCCGCTGTGTCCAACTGTGCTATATACACGAACTGACTGTCGTTCTCAAACACACCTTTCAGCAGATTGCAGCAATACTCATATAACTTGTAGCAAGGCGATTTCAAATCGAACCCTGCTGTTGTTATGACGGAGATCAGTGCGGATTTTAATTTCTTAATACCGCCCTCAAGCAGTTTGTACATCTGGTTTGTCTTGTGAGCGTGGTATTCGTCAACGATTCCCAAATATGCACGGTGTCCGTCCAGTGACTTGGTGTCTCCGGATAATGCCTTGATTTCCGAATGTGTACAGAGACAATCTATCGTGTGATTATGCTCATGCACCTTGAACCACTCTGACAAATCCTCGTCGGAATTGATGAATTTTACAATTTCATCAAAAACAATGTTCGCTTGGTCTTGTTTTGTCGCAGTACAAAAGATTTTTCCGTATTTGTACCCGTCAAAATTGCCATAATAACACGCTAAAATTCCGTTGATGAACGATTTTCCGTTCTGTCTGCCTAACTGCACATAGGACGTTCTGAACCGTCTGTGACCCTTTTCTTTCGTCCTCCACCCGTTCAATGACCCCAAAATGAAACACTGAAACGGGTACGCTG